ACTCATATAGGTGGTTATTCTTGTTCTCTTGGTTCAATCATGGGTGGTTATGAAATCTTTGAGAACGAAGCAGAATACGCAGTCAACTTCTTACTTCAAGGCCCTGGCATTACAGGTAGTCAAGCAGAATCACAAGCAAAAGCAAATAAATTGATTGCAATTGCAGAGGCAAGAAAGGATTGTTTAGCAGTCATCTCTCCAAATAGGGAGACAGTTGTTAACGTAACAAGTGCAAAGACACAAACAACTAACGTTGTTCAGTTCTATGATCCAATTACATCATCATCTTTCGCAGTCTTTGACTCTGGTTATAAGTATCAGTTTGATAGATTTAACAATAAATTCCAGTTTATGCCATTGAATGGTGATATTGCTGGATTGATGGCAAGAACATCTGAGGAACAGTTCCCTTGGTTCTCACCTGCTGGGCCTCAAAGAGGAAATATACTCAACACAGTAAAACTTGCATATAATCCTAATAAAGTTCAGAGAGACACTTTATACACCAAGAGAATCAACCCAGTGATATTCTCACCTGGCGGTGGATTCTTACTATTTGGTGATAAGACAGGATTAGCAATTGCATCTGCGTTCGATAGAATTAACGTTCGTCGTTTATTCTTGAACCTAGAAGCAAGAATTGAAATTGCTGCAAGAACACAACTCTTTGAATTCAACGATGAAATTACGAGAGCAAACTTCCGTAATATTGTTGAACCATTCCTTCGTGGAGTTCAAGCAAAGAGAGGTATTACTGATTTCGTCGTGATTTGTGATGAAACAAATAACACACCTGACGTGATTGATGCGAACGAGTTTAAGGCAGATATCTTTATCAAGCCTGCACGTTCAATTAACTTCATCGGTCTAACCTTTGTTGCAACTAGGACTGGAGTTAGCTTCTCTGAAGTCATTGGTCGAGTTTAATCAAAGTCCCACTAAATAACAAAAGGAGTTAAAAAAGAAAATGGCAACATTTAACCAAAGAAACATAACAGAGTTTCGATCTAGACTAGCTGGTGGTGGTGCAAGATCTAATTTATTTGAAGTTGAGATTGCTTTCCCAGAGGAACTGGGAATAAATTTAACAGATATATCTGATAAAGTTCCATTTCTAGTAAAGGCAGCTGAAATACCAGCTTCAAACTTAGGAAATATTCCAGTTCCATATAGAGGTCGTGTTCTTCCTGTTGCTGGAGATCGTACCTTTGATCCTAGGACAGTGACTATTATTAATGACACCGACTTTATAATTAGAGATGCGATGGAGAAGTGGAGTAATTCAATCAACGATTTACAGACAGCTCAAGGTACAATTAGTCCAGAAGTTTATCAAAGATCTGCTCAAGTTAAGCAACTAAGTAGAGAGGGAACAAACCCTGGCGATCCAGAAAAAGTTCTAAGACTTTATAACTTTGAGGGAATTTATCCTAATACAGTTAGTTCTATTCCTCTTGATTTTGGTGCAACAGATCAAATTGAAGAATTTCAAGTTACATTCAACTACCTATTCTACGAAGTAGCCTCACCAACAGGTAACTTCTAGTTGATAAATATCACAGTTTAAGTTATAATATAAATACCACTATAGGTATAGAAGTTATACTATGGCACAACTTTTTGGTTTCTCGATTGATGATTCGTATAAGAAATCAGCACCATCAGTAGTTTCGCCTGTCCCCAAAAATAATGAGGACGGTGCAGACTACTATTTGGCGTCTGGATTTTATGGGCAATATCTTGATGTAGAGGGCGTATTTAAAACAGAATATGATTTAATTCGTAGATATCGTGAGATGGCACTCCATCCCGAAGTTGATTCTGCGATAGAGGATATTATAATTGAAGCAATTGTTGCAGATCAAAACGATTCTCCAGTTCAAATTGACCTTGAAAATCTAAATGTAGGGCCTAACATTAAAGATCTTATTCGTTCAGAGTTTCAATATATCAAAGAGATGTTGGACTTTGATAAGAAAGCACATGAGATATTTCGTAATTGGTATGTAGATGGAAGAATATACTATCATAAAGTCATAGATTTAGAAAAACCAGAGGAAGGAATTAAAGAACTTAGATATATTGATGCACTTAAAATTAAATATGTAAGAGAACAGAAGAAAAAAGGTGGTGCAAACGCAATACAATATACGCCAGGCAATAATCCAGGCGCTAGTAATGATCCACTAAATGCAGATTTTGAAGGTTTAACAGAATATTTTATATACACTCCTCATTCATATCAAAAAAATCAATATGGTTCTGTTGCAGTCACAGGACAACAAAAGGATGCAGTTAAGTTTGCTAAAGATGCCGTTGCATATTGCACATCAGGTTTAGTAGATCGTAATAAACAAACTGTTCTTTCTTATCTACAGAAAGCAATCAAGGCACTTAATCAACTTCGTATGATTGAAGATAGTCTTGTAATTTATAGATTGTCAAGAGCTCCAGAAAGAAGAATATTTTATATTGATGTTGGTAATTTACCAAAGGCAAAGGCAGAACAATATCTTCGTGAAGTCATGGCAAGATATCGTAATAAATTAACTTATGATGCTAACACTGGAGAGATAAGAGACGATAGAAAATACATGTCAATGATGGAAGATTTCTGGTTACCACGTAGAGAAGGTGGTAGAGGAACAGAAATTACTACATTGCCAGGTGGTCAGAACCTTGGAGAATTGACAGACGTGCAATATTTCCAAACAAAACTTTACAAAGCGTTAAATGTTCCTGCAGGAAGATTAGAAAGTGGCACATCATTTGACCTTGGTAGATCCGCAGAGATTACTAGAGACGAACTTAAGTTCACTAAATTTGTAGGAAAACTCCGCAAGAAGTTCAGTGATATATTCCATGATACTCTCAAGACACAACTAATACTTAAGAGTGTTATTGTTCCAGAAGACTGGGATGACATGAAGGAGCATATTCAATATGACTATCTTTATGACAATCACTTTACAGAACTTAAGAATCTTGAAATGATGACTGAGAAACTCAATGTCATCGCTGCTATGGATCCTTATGTTGGCAAGTATTTCTCTACTCAATACATACGTTCTGAGATCTTAGGTCAAACTGAGACACAGATAGATGAGATGGATGTACAGATGAAGGATGATATTGAAAATGGAAGAGCAATAGATCCTGCAAGTCAAGTTCAATTAGATCAAGATACTATAGATGCGGATATTGAGAACATACCGAAGGATCAAGAGATGAAAGATGTTCAAATACAGCAGCAAAAAGTCGCAGCAAGGAACGGGGAAGCTCCACCAAAAATGAATGGTAGACAGGATCCTCGTAAATCTTCCGCGTCTCAAAATGGGAACGGTAATAAATAAAAGTTAGGTAACAATTAATTATGGCTACACAAGAACGAGAAATCGTTGACTTACTTTGGGACGGTGGACAGGCAGATGCCTTAGACAAACTCAAAGATATGCTGCAAGTAAAAGCTGCAGCAGCTGTTGATGCGAGCAAACTAGATGTTGCAAATCGTATGTTTCCACATGTACCTGATGATGGTCTTCCTCCAGAGGGAGAAGCATCACCAGAGGAAACAGCAGACGTTATCAACCGTAACGATGTAGAAACAGAAGAGGAAACCGATGAAACTGATCACGGAACAAATTGAACCAGTTGAGATTCTAACCGAAGAAAAGGACGGTAAGAAGAACACCTATATTAAGGGTATCTTTTTGCAGACCGAGATCACCAATCGCAATGGAAGAATGTATAAGTTCGACTCCATGGCGAAAGAGGTTAACAAGTACAATGAAGAGTTCGTCAAACGCGGAAGAGCGTTAGGTGAATTAGGTCATCCCGACGGTCCTACTATTAATCTAGATCGTGTGTCACATAAGATAGTTCAGTTGACCCCAGAAGGAACAAACTTTATGGGTAAGGCAAAACTATTAGAAACCCCTATGGGTAAGATTGCTAAAAACTTACTTGAAGAGGGTGTGCAACTAGGTGTGTCATCACGTGGATTAGGTTCTATCAAGAGAGAAGGAACCGCACAAATCGTTGCCGACGATTTTATACTCTCTACAGCAGCAGATATTGTTGCTGATCCTTCCGCACCTGATGCTTTTGTTGAAGGTATATACGAAGGTAAAGAGTGGTGTTTAGTCGATGGTGCGATTAAAGAGGCACAATTGGATGCAGTTAAGCAGTCGCTTGACAACGCTCCATCAAGTCAAGAATTAGCAGAACGAAAGATTGCCGCGTTCAATAGTCTGCTAAGAAGTTTATGATTTATAAATAATATTATTAAATCTTAACGCAATCTAATTTTATCCGTAAGGAGTACGTAAATGTCAAGTATTGATGAAAAATTCAAAAAGGTGATCGCAGAAAACGCGGCTCCTGAAGAAGTAAAAGAAGATGCTGCAACTGGCGATACCGCTATTAAGAAAGGTGCAGTTCCTCCACAACCTTCACCACTGTCAAACAGTGCTGTTGAGGTTGGTGGTTCTACTAAAGAAAAACCAGAAGGTCCTGAGAACGTAGGTAAAAAAGCTGCTGCTCCAGTGAGTACAACAGGAGATTCTACAATCAAAACAAAACCAAGTGGTGCTTCATCCAGTATGCCTGGTGCACTAAGTGGTCAAATTTTTGATGATGTAGCAAAAGAAGGAGAGACAATCTCCGAAGATGAAGTCAAGGAAGACATCACAGCAATTCTAAGTGGTGCTGACCTAGACGAAGAATTCCAAAAGAAAGCAACTACTGTGTTTGAAGCTGCAGTATCTGCTAAGGTAACTAAGGAAGTTGCCAAACTTAAGGAAACTGCAGAAGGCAGGATCAGCGAAGAACTTGAGAAAATCAAGGAAGAATTCGCGGGTCGCGTAGAGAATTTCCTCTCATATGCTTGTGAAGAGTGGATGACTGAGAACGAACTTGCTATTGAGCAAGGTCTTCGTGCTGAAGTCACCGAAGCATTTATGGGTGGATTAAAGAAATTGTTCATTGAAAGCAACATCAACGTACCAGACGAAGCTCTAGACGTTGTAGCAGATATGAGCGAGAAATTAGATGACATGGAGACCCGACTTAATGAACAGGTCGAGAAGAACATTGCATTACATGAAGCCGTAGGTGGTTATCGTAAAAATGAGATTTTGATTGAAACATCCAGAGGACTTGCAGAAGTTCAAAAGGATAAATTCACCTCACTAGCTGACGCAGTGGAATTCAAGAACGAAGAGTCGTATCGTGAGAAGTTGGAGCAAATCAAGGAGTCCTACTTCGGTGCTAAGAAACCAGAAGTTAAGGAAGAGATATCCGATGAGCAACCAGCTACACCAAGTGAAGTCGTAAGCGAGAGCATGACTTCTTATGTTCAGCAACTCGCTAAGAGACTGTAACTTACTGTAAACCCAAACAAACACACAGGAGTGTAAATCCGCATGTATAATGCAGAAAATCTCCAAGAGAAGTGGGCACCAGTACTTAACCATGAAGGTCTTAATGACATTAAAGATCCTTATAGAAAGTCGGTAACCGCAATACTTTTGGAAAACCAAGAGCGTGCACTAGCTGAAGAGCGTGCAGTTCTAACAGAAGCACCAACAAACGTTGGTCCTATCAACACACCTACTACTTCAGCAGGTGCAGTTGCAGGTTTCGATCCAATCCTTATTAGTTTGATTCGTCGTGCTATGCCTAAGCTTATTGCTTATGACATCGCAGGTGTTCAGCCTATGACAGGTCCTACTGGATTGATCTTTGCAATGAGATCACGTTACACTAACCAGTCTGGAAACGAAGCATTCTTCGATGAGCCAGATGCACAGTTCTCAGGTACAAAAGGTGGCACACCTCCAACTGCTACTACTGAGAAAAACCCTGCTCTTATCAACGATGCAACTGGTGGTGGTACAACAGCAACTAACTATGATCTAGCATCAAGTAAGTTTACTACATCAGAACAGGAATCATTAGGTGATTCTTCTTCAAATGCCTTCATGGAGATGGCATTCAGCATAGACAAGATCGCTGTTGAAGCGAAAGGTCGTGCTTTAAGAGCTGACTACTCAGTTGAACTTGCTCAAGACTTGAAAGCAATCCACGGATTAGATGCCGAGTCTGAGTTGGCAAACATTCTCTCAACAGAGATACTTGCTGAGATCAACCGTGAAGTAGTTAGAACAGTGTACAGAGGTGCAAAACCTGGTGCACAAGCAAACGTTGCTAACGCGGGTGTATTCGATCTAGACGTTGACTCCAACGGTAGATGGTCAGTTGAAAAGTTCAAAGGACTATTATTCCAGATTGAAAGAGACGCCAACGCAATCGCACAGGAAACTCGTAGAGGGAAGGGTAACATCATCATCACATCTGCTGATGTAGCTTCTGCTCTTGCTATGAGTGGTGTTCTTGACTACGACTCAGGAATTTCTGGTGCAGTTGGTGGTATCGGAGAGATCGACGACACAGGAAACACATTCGTTGGAACACTTAACGGACGTTTCAAGGTCTACATCGACCCATATTCAGCAAACGTATCTGATAGTCAGTACTATGTTGTAGGTTACAAAGGAACTAATGCATATGATGCAGGATTATTCTACTGCCCATATGTTCCTCTACAAATGTACAGAGCAATCGGTCAGGATACATTCCAACCACGTATCGGGTTTAAGACTCGTTACGGAATGGTTCTTAACCCATTTGCTAAGGGACTTGCTGCTTTATCTAGTTCTGATCCACATGACAGCACAAACATTGGTGCTAATGCTTACTACAGAAGAGTTAGAGTTGCTAACCTAATGTAATCACGTTACATATTTTTCTTGGAGGGTGCTTGACACCCTCTTTTTTTATGCTATAATATATTTGTTGGACGCAACTTTGGGTGTGACTGAATAAACTTACTGGCAACCGCTAGTTAAGGTGATGAGACACAGGTGGTGCTGCTGCAGCGATGCAGAACCGATCAACCAATCGGGTCTCAGGCAATAACGTTTTTACTACTGTAGTAATGCCCGTTATTTGTTGGTATACAGGATTCCAACCTCCCTCCTTTTTTATTATGGTAAGACCTTCGGGTCTTTTTTT